AGAGTACAGCACCAATCTCTTCGGAAGGTTGCATGAGCCTCTGCTGGGCTGCGGGAGGCAATTCCCTCATTGGGCTGCCACCTGCCATTGGTGGACGCTCACCCATCTCATTAGGATTCATTTCTTCAGCCATGTTGTATCTCCTTTTTGTTATAAAGCACTGACCAGTCGGTTTCTTTACAGAACTTTCCTAATAACCAACAAATTGGTTCAAAAATTTTCCTGTAAACTTTACCTAGATAGTCAGGCTTGTCTCTTTCACCATATATATAGGCAATCTCGTTTGAACGACGCAGAACAACATGTTTCCAAAAATTAACATATTTTCCTTTGCGCATTTGCTTAACCATCCACAAAGCCCACAGATGATATCCATTGACATGAGCTGGAGTTAAATAGTCTTTTGTGAATTTATAGTCATTTAATAATTGTCTTTTTGTTATTAATCCTTGATTGTACAATTCGTTGCAGATTACTCGCCCACCTACAATGCTTCCTAATGCACCACCAATAAACCCACCGATTGGTCCACCTATAGCAGTTCCTATAACTTTACCTATCGCACCAGCTCCCGCAGACTTTGCAGCTTTAACTGGATCTTGACCCATAAGAAGCTGAATACCGAAGTTGCCAACCGCACCACCGAAAGCACCTTTGTAGTTTTGCAAACCAGCAGGATCTGTTATATCTAAATTTTTAAGGAATGTTCCTTTTGGACCACCTAAAAAACCACCACCAGAAAGGTCTCTTCCGACTAAACCTCCGAGTTCGCTTACTTCTGCTGGAGTTTCAACTTTAAGAGCTGTCATCGCATCAGTAGTCGACAGAGTATTATTGCCTGTTAATGAAGGCATCTTGTTCAATGCATCAACCTGAGTACCAGTAAGACCTTTAACAGCTGCTGGACTAAAGCTAGTTAAATCAGCATCTAAGCTCAAACCACTGTCTACAAATGGCAAGCCTTCCATAAGAGTCCCACCAGTTGCTATATTTGTGCCAATACTCATAGCAATAGGAGCAACTGTTGATCCGATCTCCCGCATTATTACAGAAGGATCTATCATTCCAGACTCTTTGCCATTGAGGTTTTTATAATCCTCGATGTATTGCTCCATCATTTCTCTGTCTGAAGCACTCGTGTCTGTATAAGTTCGCTGTCCGGAAACAATCGCATTTACAAAGTTAAAAGAAGGAACACCACCTTCGTCCGCAGAGATACCATAAACATCTTGGAGTTTCCTATCTCCAAGCGTATCGCCTATATTATTTCTTTTTAGTGTAAAAAGATCATATGTAAATGTTTGCGGATCATCAGTTCCGTCATCTACTGGGTTGGCTCCTAATTGAGAGTGTCCTGCTATGTGTGCCATTGTTGTCTCCTTTAGCTTACTTCTAGCAAACTGGCTACAACATGGAGTCTATTTGCAGTTGCTGCAGTTACTTTTAAAATTTCATTTTCTTGTACCACCAGTGGTGCTGTTAAAAGCTCGACTGTTGTATTGGCTGCAACAGCTTTAACTTTAAACAAACTGAAAACAGCACTATCGGAATCCGTGATTGTAACTGTTATGGTGTCTGCGTTTCCTGAATCCTCCGACGCAAGAATAGATTTTACGAGTCCTGTAGTGGCTCCTGGACAAGTATACAAGGTTGTTGCATTCGTTGTTGTAAGATCAACCTTTTTATTTTTATAGTTATTTGCCATCTATGCCATGAACCATGCTGTTGCTTCTGCTTGTTGTTTAGCATTGTCTAACGCAGAATCCGCTGAGAATAAAGTTGTTTGTTTGTCTAGCTCTAAAGTGTTAGTTAAGCGAGCCATATAACCTTGGTCATAGTCTCTCGGTGGACTAGGTAATCTCAGCTGACCAACACCACTCATCTTAAACCATCCTCTCTTGCGTTAATCCTAAATGTTCCCAAACTCCAGTCGTCTAAAGTTCCTGAGCTTTGCAACTTCATGCTCATTTGCCGACCTTTAGCTCTGGTGCTTACTTTTGTTGTAGAGCTAGTTATAGCGAATGGTCCTTTAACAACCTCAGTTGCATTAGGATATTTGCGTGTATTTATAAATAATGATAAGTTCGTGTCGGAGCTCATAGTTACATCTGGAATAACTTTATCGACTAAGTATAAATTCTGACCAGTGTTGGGTATTTCTCCAGGAGAGCTTTCTATAAACGAAGTCATTGCCGAGCCATTGTCGCTGGTTCCAGTTTCATGATTATAAAGGAAGCCACCTTTGTCGAAAGCAAAAGGAACCTCTCTAGCACCGAAAGAATCTCTCCAAACAGTCCTGTCCATAGACCCAATAGACCAAGCATTTTCCGCATAATTAAAAGTAACATAGCTGTCTGGTTCAGGATTAGTTGCTGCGGAGTTTTCGTTGCTAACATAGAACCAAGTGACTTCTTTAAATTCTTTGTTGTGACCGACTGAGGTTTTGTCGATATATCGAGTCTGCATTCTGTCGAATACATAATACTGAACGGAACAAGGCAATTCATTAACAACACCATTGTAAGTGAAAAAGTTCCTCTTACCCATCCAGAAAACATTGCCATCAACATTTATCATTGTGTTTAAACCAGCAGCACCAGAGTTTGTTGCTAAAAGCCTAAAGCTGAAAATAAATGGTGGTCCAACGAACGTCATTCCATAGATAGCTTCGTCTGTAGAAATAATAGTTTCTTCACGAGATGCAACCATAGAGACTATTTTAGTGCCAACTTGCAATCTTTGGTCACCTGCTGTATTTGTAGAAGTTGGTCCGAAGTCAGTAAAGTCCTCTTGATCAGACCAACGAACTAACATAGGGTCAACATCTCCCCCACCACCAACTGCATAGGCTTGAGTTCCCCCAGCTATAAAATGTCTATCTGGAAAAGACACTGTTGAAACTAATGTACTGCTCGGAACACTTAAAGCTCCGGAAAGCGAAGAAACTAATACAGCTCTATTTGAGACCGTTCCGGATGTATCCCAATAATAAATACCACCACCACGAACAACTGCAATAAGATCTTCTCCCCAGAGATTTAAAGTCCAATTAGAATTTGTTAGATTAATATCCGAGTCGCCTTCAGATCTTGGTGTTCCCCATGTTCCACCATTCCAAGAACCAACACCNNAACCTAATGCTGGGTCTGAGCTTTGAGTNCCTAGACCATCGGCTATTCCTATAAGATAAGCCAGAGCAACTGCATTACCACCTCCAGCGGAAACTGTGGAAGTTGCAGCAGTTGGGGAAGTTACTGTGTAGGTGTTGGTTGTTATGGCTGTTATTTGGTAGCCAGCTTTCCTGTTTAAGTTCTCAGCAGTTATTCCACCTGTCGCTGCAGCTCCTGTTATTGCAACGAAGTCTCCTACTCTTGAGCCATGGGCAGGGTCTGTTATTGTAATAGTCGTGCTCTCGTCAGTTGTAGCGATTGGGTTTATTAATATCTGAGTAACAACAGCTCCACTGTCGTGGGTTGCGGCTGAGGTGCTGTTCGTTCCTCTTGTGCAGCCTTGTAAAATTAAACCGCTGATTCCTGTATAAGTTATAATCTCGCTGTCTATTTTAACAATTCCAGCAGTTTTAAATCCTGCAACACTTACAAGATCAATTTCAGTCTCGCTATTGTCTAAAGCCTCAGTTGTTGTAGTTGCGTCATTNGACTTGTCCCTTAGAGGTGTAATATCATANAGAGCTTGGTCTTGTAGTATGTAAAGATGATTNTGCGTGCCGACAGCTATTCTGTCNTCGCCATCGGTTATAGCTCGCCAATTAACCATTGCTCGAGCAATTCCAGTTATGGTTGTTTCTGTGCTTGTAGTTGTACCAGCAGCATCCACCTCGTTTATCTGGTCTTTTTCCCAACCACCTATTTTAGTTGGATAGCCATTACGGAAACGCACAAGATCACCGTCAACCCAAAAAGGTCCAGTNTTCCCAGCGGAATATTCTGTTATATCTTTAACAATTCCTGGATTAAATTGTAATAGCTGAAGTGCCATATATTATTTCACCCATTCGTAAATTTTCTTCGTTTCTTTTATACGGTGATCCAGACCAGTGTAACCACCATTTATTCGCTTTGTTAGTCTCTTAATAGTGTCGTCGTTAACACCTTCGTCAGCAATTCTCCACAACTTATTAGAGTCGAAAAACCATATAGCTGTTTCCATTGCATACTCTTCTTCGAGCAAAGATGGATCAGTCAAGACTTCAGGGTGACCCATTTCTGCTGCAAATGCCCTGACATTATCGTATCCTGTTAATTGCAGGAACCCACGACCGATATAAAGACTGGCTTTTTCTTTAGTGTCGTTCCCCATTCTGTCGAAGTAAACATTCTCAGCGAGTGCTTTCGGATTGCGTTCGTATGGCTTCGCACTTTCCTCAGTTGGAAACCTGCTTGGCCAGACACGCATCATAGACTCAGCCGAATAATTTAAATTTTCTTTTGTTAGTTTAAATGAACCACTTTCATGAACAACCTGTCCGAGAAGGTGTGCACCACGCTCCGGAGAAATGTCGTAATATGCTACAATTCCACGAGCTGTATTTGGACCAAAAGAACCATCGGCTGAACATCCGCATTTAGTCTGTAGTGATTTGAGTGCATTACTCATAATTCAACCCTCGAAAAATTCATCAACCTGCTTTAAAAGATCATCTTTTGTTTTTCTTCTATCTAACTCTATATCGTGTTCTCGCATAAAAAGCTCTAATTCTTTTTTCGTCATGTCTTTATAGCTTTTTTCCGCAGCGTCTAGTTGCGTTCCATTGATTCTTGCGAGAGCCTCTGCTTTAGTCATGCTCGGAGTTGGTAAACTCCTGCCACCTTTTATATATCGAAGATTGTAAAGCTCTTCTCCTTCGCTATTCTCGCCAACATGAAACATTTCTATGTCGCTCATTTGGTAAGTCCTTTCTGCTTCTCAAAGGTTCTCAATCCACCAATGCCGAGCATACCTAAAAGAACAGTCATTAAACTTCCCATGTCGAACTCAGGCAAAGGTGGTATTGTTGCACCTGTTAATGTTATAATAAAAATAATCATCGGTGATAAAATAAAATGATAAAGCAAAGCGAACCCGCAAATCCAGCCAACGAAAGGTCTCCATCCACCTTTAAATAAACTGCCACTTGCGGCTTCTGCTTTATTAATTTCCAACTGAGCGAGTAAAGACTCTTGAGCATGCCTTTCGCCCATAGTTGCAATCTCGTGAGCCAGAGCTGACTTTTGGTCTTTGTCTTCTATAAACTTATCAAGAAGTCCTGTTACTGGACCAACGAGTGATGTTATTAAGCTCATTTACATTCTCCAGACTATATTCGCTAGGAGAATAATTATTGTCCCAGCAACACCAATTAGAATAGCTTCTATCCTTT